TTGCAGGTACTACAATCTAAAGCTTATCCGGTATCCGCGAACCATATCGCTAAGAAAACCGGAATGAATATTAAAGCAGTTCAACATAATATTTGGCGGTTGCGTTGCTATGGTTTTAATATCGAAACCAGCTATGCTAAATCCCGTAAGGCTAAATACCACTTGCGCCGTGCCGGATAATCGGCTAATAATTATCCAACGGGGGCGGCGCGGTGTCGCTCCCACAATCTAACGAAAGGTAAAGAAAGATGATTAATCGTAAAGTTACAGCCACTGATATGGATGATGCCCGTAACATTGTTGTAATTCCCAAGAGCGAAATTGAAGCTATCGGGCGTCTAATCTATGGATTGCGCTTGCAGATTGAAACCCTTGAAGCTATTGCGAGGCAGTCTGGAATTGATACTTGGGTTGATAACAACAAGGTTACGACTCTTGCAGACGAGATCATAAAAGTTAAATAATCCAACTCCCTCTAACTCCTCCCACTTGCCCCCCATTGTTTAGACTCTGGGGGGTTTTTTTATATGTGGTTATGAATATGGGCTTGGGTGTTGTTATTGCGGGATAATATGACGGGGGGATATTCGTATATTGCTAACATTAATGAAACACTAACAGCACCATTGGGGGGATACTTGCACGGCTAATATTAGGTATTTGTCAGGCGGAATTAAAACAATGGGACAATGCGGGGCAATATAGCGGCGTTGCAAACAATGCAAACATGCAGGGGGGCTGGGTGGTGGCAACCTTGGTATTGGCAAAATAAATTACCTTGTAGGGGTGGCTAAGGCCACCGGGGGGGACCCGGTACTTGTATGCAATACCGACATCAATTGTTGAATTTTGGGTTAGTTGTGCAACAATGTTTGCAACGGGTTATGTAGCAACGGCACATAAAAATACCCCCGACGGGTAATCGGGGGGTATCCTTGTTTGCAACAGGTTATGTAGGGAAAAGGGGAAATAGGGTATATATCCCGGCAGGGTATGCTCTATTGTATAGGCGGGGTACCCGTTTGTCAACAACAAAATAGCAAAACACCCCACCTAAAAATTATTTTTTTACAAAAAACACCGTTGATACCGAACAGGGGTTGACAAAACCTGTCTAAAAACATACAATAAGGATACAAAGTTGCAAAACTTATTAGCACACAACCGCACATTCCCACATATAACTTAACAAAAAAGGGTTGACACGGCTAAAATCTGCAACTTTACCACTCGGAGCAACCAATGTTGAAAGTATACGTGCTGGTTTGTTCGCTTGTTACACCTGACAACTGTATTGTTGGAGAAGACACAGTTAATTTGTACTCAACAGTCGAAGAGTGTGTACAACGTGCCAACGAAATAGGCATTATTGTTAGTGTAACAACCCCTTTGTGGCAAGTACAGAGCTACAAATGTGAAAAACAGCCCCTGATATAACCATGAATCTGTTACCCCAGCAAAAAAAGACCCGCCAACTAACAGATCAACAGCAACAATTTCTTTCAATTCTATTTGAAAACGGGGGAAATGTAACTGCTGCTGCTCTAGATGCCGGATACTCGCGAGGATCAGTCGCGTGGCTTAAAGATACGCTGTCTGATGAGATTGTTGAACGCACAAAGTCCCTTCTTGCTACAAACGCTCTCAGAGCCGCTACACGCCTTGTTAACACAATTGATAACCCTCTACCCGAAAGAGGAGACGAACTGCGCTTCAGAGCCGCAGAATCGCTTTTAAACAGGGTTGGCCTCGCAAAGCAAGAAACAATCAATCACAACGTTCAAGCAGTACACGGTGTTGTCCTGTTGCCACCCAAAGATAGCAACGACACTGACAGCGGAGTAATTATTGATGGCTGACGATACCCAGCCAAAGCGTCGCGGCAGACCAAAAAAAGATCCCAACGCCCCCAAAGCCTCGTACAACGTATCTCGTGCGGAGAGAGCAAGGCGTGAAACTCAAAAACGGGTACGTCTTGCAAAGAAACGAGCTGTTAAAACAACTAAATTAGCAGAAGACAAAAGACACTACGCTAGAAAAATCGAACAATCAGCCAAACGAGTAGAAAATGCCCTCAACGGAACAAAAACTCGCGTCATTGACCAACAAGACCTCGATGTTCTTCCGCCTGTTGTCCAAGATCTCGTTGGCGAAAGCGATGTCGTATTCAAACCCAACCCCGGTCCCCAAGAAGATTTCCTTAGTGCAAGCGAACGAGACGTTTTATACGGAGGAGCCGCAGGGGGCGGTAAATCGTTTGCTTTACTTGCTGATCCCCTACGTTATTGTCACAACCCCAATCATCGTGGGCTTCTTCTTAGGCGTACTTTGGATGAGCTTACCGAACTAATTGACAAATCTAGGCAGTTATACCCGAAAGCTTTTCCCGGTGCAAAGTTTCGTGAATCAAAATCTACGTGGCACTTCCCATCAGGCGCAACAATTTGGTTTACCTACCTTGACAAAGACAAAGACGTTACCCGTTTTCAAGGTCAAGCCTTCAACTGGATTGGTATCGACGAAATAACCCAATACCCCACGCCCTACGTGTGGGATTATTTGCGATCAAGACTTCGTGCAACAGACCCAGAGCTACAGAAACACCTGTACATGCGTTGCACAGCCAACCCCGGCGGTGTCGGAGGGTGGTGGGTAAAAAAGACCTACATTGACGATATCGAACCCAACAAAAAGTTTCCCGCATTCGATATAGATACTGAAAAACCTTTTGTGTGGCCTAATGGTCACGAAAAAGCAGGTCAACCGTTGTTCTTTCGCAAATTTGTTCCCGCACGGTTAACCGACAATCCCTTCCTTATGGCAGACGGTCAATACGAGGCCATGTTAAGGTCGCTCCCAGAAGTTGAACGAAAGAGGCTTCTTGACGGGGATTGGGATGTGGCAGAGGGAGCAGCCTTCCCAGAATTTTCACGCAGTAAGCATGTTGTTGAACCATTTGAGCTTCCAACAAACTGGCCTCGCATACGAGCAGCAGACTACGGATATGCCAGTCCCTCTTGTGTGCTATGGGGTGCTATTGATTGGGACAACAATATTTGGATATATCGTGAGCTGTACGTAAAGCACTTGACAGCGGAACAACTTGCTGATAAAATAATGGAAGTGGAGCAGCTCGACCCTTTACCCCACTACACTGTACTTGATTCCTCGTGTTGGAACAAGACAGGGTTTGGTCCGTCAATTGCAGAAACAATGATGAGGTCAGGTGTACGATGGACACCCTCTGATCGTAACAGACTACAAGGTAAGATGGAAATACACCGTCGCCTTGCAAACGATCCGTATACAAACGAGCCTCGTTTACGAATTTTTTCTAAATGCCAAAATATTATTAAACAAATGGCAGGTATTCCGCTATCTAAAAGCAACAGCGAAGATGTTGATACAAAGTCTGAAGATCACGCATATGATGCTCTTCGCTACATGTTAATGACACGTACCACTGGGTACGCATCTATCCACAAACAACTTGGTGCAATCAAAAACCACGTGTACCAAGTCCAAGATGAAACGTTCGGTTATTAGTAATGACTCCATCAGATTTAAGCCCAACTGAAAAACTTCGGGTATCGCAGTTTAACGAAATTGCAACTACCTTATTTCCTGATGGAAACATACCATCAGTAGAAGAATTGCAGGGAAGAATAGAATCCGGAACATTTACGGTACGTGATGGATTTATAGCAAGGATGTACAAAAATGGACTTCCTGTAGATCCTATTCTTCTAGAGGTAGAAGACACAAAAGAATTTGCTACTAAGCTTTCTAAAACTTTTAGTAATCCAACTAAAATTGCAAGAAATGTGGACGGCACTTCTAAGCTTATTAAAAAATTAAATAACGCAAATATTAGCTTGGATATGTCGTTTTCCGAACTTGTAGATCAGAGTAAGGTATCTACGTTCAGTGGAGACATTTACACTAACATAGTTCGTCCAATTGCTGAAGATACAACAAGACCAGAACTTCTTTCAAAAAAGCGCGTTGTTGCCGGAACTAAAAAGTTAACATCAAAAGGTGCAATACCCATAGAAGTTCTTCAGGGTATAATGCAAGGTATTAACGAAATCCCTGATCCCGTTTTGCGAGATGCAGTTTTAGCAAGTCTACTGGGCTACAGAGGCACTGACTTAGCAGGAATAAGAACATCAAGAGAACTTGCAGAAAGAACGTATCCCGCTCGTCCCTTTTACGATGTAACAACTGGTACAATGGTATCTCCTGACGTTGCTGAAGGAGGTGGTAGAAAAGGTAAAGGTCCAGATAGACCGTTAGGTCCGTTGATGCAACAGATTATGGATCGTCGGTATAAAGATGCCGGATCTACAGGGGAACTATTTCCTGATGTTGACACAAACAAAATAAGTGCTGCTTTAAACAAATATGTTTATCCAAAAATTCCTGAAGAAGTAATCAACGTTTTAAAAAGAAGACCTCGTGGTTACACTGACATGCGTAGGGTTGTAGCGTCAGCAATTGCTAACCAGCTAGGCGATCCTTCAGCAGCGTCAGAAATTATAAGTCACACTGGAAACGTCGATAATAAAATCGACAAAGTGATGACAGGGTTTTATATTAATGTTGAAGATGTAGATTCTTTTGAAGCTAGACGAAATGCTCTGATAGGCTTTGAAACGCTTATGGCGGAGGCAGTTGGCGCACCAGATGCTAAAAGTCTCGGAGATTTTTTAAACTTGGGACTGCCGGAAGATTTTAATGCGGAATACCCTCCTTTAGAAATAGAGGGACAACCTACGTTAGCAGCTACAAC